TTGGGGAGTATGCGCAGACCCCGCCAGACTATACCGGGTCTCAAACTGTAGCCTTGTTGTCTAATGCTTATTTCCCTGTGGTGATTGACGCCACAGTGTTTATTGCTGAGTCTGTGGACAACGAGCATGTCAACTCTAACCGTGCCCAACTGTTCCAGCAGTCCTTCACACAGGCGCTCGGCGTAAGTGCTCAGAGCCGTCCGATTACGGATACTGAGGAATCTGGGTTGGCTCCCGATCAGGTGATCTAATGGCTACTCGTACATTCCTCTCCCTCGCTACTCGACTTGCAACAAGCGTTCCGGGTTGTCCTCAGCCTGTGATCGTGCAGTATGTGCGGGATGCAGCGATCGAAGTTTGTGAGCGAACTCTGTCTTGGCGATACATGCAGCCTACTATTAGGGTTACCCCGGGGGTCTATGAGTATCCTTACACTAATCCTACGGGGTCTGAGGTTCATGCTTTTCTTACAGCGACCATCAATGGCGAGCGTTTGGAGCCTGTGACCCTTGAGAATCTGTCTGGTATGTATCCAGATTGGCCTAATCTAGCGCCTGAAAAGCGGTCTGATCCCCGCCTAATCTGCCAGATTGACCCGGATAACTTCGTTATTGCCCCCGTCCCTGACGACTCAAAGACCTACGACATTAAGATGATCGTTGCTTTGAAGCCTCTACGGGACGCTACTGGTATGGATAAGACTGTGTTCGATGAGTTGGAAGACACCATCATGCACGGCGCATTGCAGCATTTGCTGGTACTGCCGGATAAGAACTGGACAGACCGCGAACTCGCGGCGTATCACGCCAAGCAGTATCTTTATAAAACCACTGAGCGTAGAGCACGGGCGAATATCGGGGCGGCACGCGCCACGATGACCGTGAAGATGCGCCCATTTGCGTGAGGTAAGTATGGCAACAGATGTCATTCGCTTAGTTGCTGGGGACGAAAAACCAGTCGTTATCCTTACACTGACGGATGACATCACTGGCGGTGTCATCGACCTCAGCCCTCCTACAACCAGCGTCTATGTGAAGTTCCGGGCTGCTGCTACTACAACCGTACTTTCCACAATAACTTGCTCTAAGTTAAGCGGCGGTACTACCGGTCAAGTGCAGTTCGATTTCACAGGTGGCGTGCTTGATGTAGACCCCGGCTCATACGAGGGTGAGATTCAGATCGTCACCTCGGGCGGCACGCAGACTGTGTTTGATGTCCTGCGCTTCACGGTGAGGGATAACTTCTAATGGCAAACATCCGGGCATCTGCTCTTGCCGTACCAGTCCTAGCCGCTTCACTGACGGCAAGCACGGTATCGGCTACGCAGAGTGTGGCGAGCATCACGGCTACGCCTTACGCCCCGGGTATCGCAGTTAGTGTCTACCTTGTGCCTCTTACAGTTCTTGAGGCACAGTCCGTTACGCCGTCTGACTTCCGTCAGTTGTCGATTGATCGGGTGTCGATCGATGTTGCCTTGGCAACAGAAGATGTTGCAATCACAACAAGCAAGGCGCTGACTGACTCAGTAACGGCGGTAGATACAAGTTTCCGTGCGTTCTACGGCTCGGTTGACTTTGACCCAAGCGACCCAGATGTTGACCCAGACCCAATCACAATCGCCGATGCGGACTCTAAAGGTATAGGGAAAACCCTAACCGATGCGGTTGATACGCCTACCGATGCGGCAGTTCGTAGCGCTGGTAAAGCCGCGTCAGACTCTGTAAGCGCAACTGAAAAAATCAACACCAAAGATATTGGCAAGAGTCTGGCAGATACACCGGACGTAACTGATGCGATTAACCAGTTCGACGTAGCCAAAGTTACTGCTGATACTGTGACGGCTACTGAGGCCAGTGCCAAAGAACTTACTCGACCCAATGTGGCTGACTCGGCGACTGCGGCTGACGAATCTTTCCGTTCGCCGGGGTTGGGTAAGACCGACTCAGTAACCTCGACTGATGCCGTCAATAGTTTCTACTTTGGCAAAGCCCCGACTGAGACAGTAGACGCCACGGAGGAGATCAACTCCTTTGAGGTGGATAAAGTACTGGCTGATTCTGTCTTGATGACGGATTTTCAGGTCAAGAATTTCACTGAGAACGTAGACTTTGATCGCAACGACGCCGACGCCGACCCCGATCCTGTAACGCTAAGCGATACACAGGTAGCCAGCGTTGAAACTGTCCGTACGGACACCGCCTCGGTTACTGACGCAGCGGCAAAAGATACCGATCGACCCGTTTCTGATTCTGTCTCGGGCGCTGATAGCCCGATCTTCGACACTGCCAAAGCCTTGGCAGACACCGCTACCGCAACTGAAGCAACTGCTAAGAGCGCAACCAAAGTCTTGACTGATTCGGCTGCACCGTCTGACGCAATTACTTCATTCGCCGTAGGCAAGTATGTCACCGACTCGTTCTCGATGTCGGATGCCATTACTACATTTAGCATAGCCAAAGTACTTGCTGACTCGGCTACGATTGCTGAATCCCTCGTCACCGAACTTATCCTAGGTGAAACACTAGCCTTCTATCCTGACTATGTATCTATGGACGACGGAAACAATTTCGTATTCCATAGGTATACCACCCGAGTACCTGACTATACAGGGGTGTTAGGTGGCAGCGATAGTTTGTTTAACTCCTCGTACTTGCAGAGCGCATCAGACGATGAAACCCATGAGAACTACACAGGACTCATCGGTGGCCCCGGCCTGTTGCTAACTGCACCGCTACTAAATGGTGAGTTCATCACTTATGGATATAGCACTGGCGCAGGATTCGTCGTAAACTTCCACTATACTGATGCGGCTGATCGCACGGTTGGTGGGTACTACTTTAACCAGACCCCGATCCTCTAAGGAGATAGAAATGCTGAACGATTCCGTCAAACTCAAAGGTGAACTCCGCATCACCTTGACGAACCCCGAAGGCACGGTTACCCACGAAACCGTTGTCCCCAACCTCGTAGTTACTACGGGTAAAAACTTTATCGCCTCGCGCATGGCTGGTACAAGTTCCAATGTGATGTCACATATGGAAGTTGGTACGGGCACGACTGCTGCGGCTGTTGGCGATACGACGCTTGAGACTGCAATCTCTGGCTCCCGTGTCTCGCTGACCTCTACTACTGTCACTGACAACGCCGTTGCTTATGTGGCTACCTTCCCCGCCGGTACTGGTACTGGTGCTGTGACTGAAGCCGGTCTGTTCAATGCTTCGTCTTCTGGCACGATGTTGTGCCGCACTGTGTTCTCGGTGATTAACAAGGGCGCAGCCGATACGCTTGGTATCACTTGGACTGTGACTGTTAACTAAGGAGTAAGGGAATGGGCATCAAATTCGCAAATGGTGCGTTTGCTACACTAGCCTCGGGCATCAACAGTTCGGCTACTAGCATTACGCTCACATCCGGGCAGGGTGCTCGATTCCCATCTCTGTCTGGCGGTGACTACTTCTTCGCCACCCTGATCGACACCTCCAACAACTTGGAGATCGTCAAGTGTACGGCTCGTTCAACTGACGTACTGACTGTTACTCGCGGGCAAGAGTCTACGACTGCTCGTTCGTTCAGTGCAGGCGACCGCATCGAGTTGCGCATCACGGCTCAGGGTATGGTTGATAACCTGCTTGCTACTGACATTGACGACATTCTTCCGTCGCAAACTGGTAACAGCGGAAAGTATTTGACGACAAATGGCTCTGCATCATCGTGGGGTATAGTTGACTTAACTAACTTGAGCGCATCGAATTTGACAAGCGGTACTATATCAACTGCTCGGATGTATTCGGGGGCTGTACTTAAGTATACAAATTATACTAATACTACGCGATATACCCCTAGTTCGGCAGCAACTAGCACTATTTACAATTTTACTTATACAAAAGCAGGTAGTACCGATGTTGGGTTAGTTATATCTGCAAACATGCAGATATGGAACGACAACAACGGTGGTACATATATGTTTGTCGATATTGATGGTACAAAGTACTACACTGGTGTGCACGATGACAACGCTTCGTCTGGTGGCCCGGGTGTTGTAAACGTAGGACTTTATGTTACTGGGCTTGCTTCTGGAAATAGAACAATTGGGATTGGTTGGAGTACTGCTGATGGCGCTTCAAATCTTCCATTTACTGTTGTGCACCCTAATACCAGTGACGATGCTCGTAATAGGCAACAAGGTTCTAGTTGGCATATTTGGGAGGTAAAAGCATGAGGGGCACAAACACTTTTGATAAAGCAATTCGTGCGTTTAGCGGATTTCCGGGGTATCAAGGAAACCCCGCGACTACCGAAGCCGAGTTCAACGCCCTCTTTGGTGAAGACAACCCTTGGGAAAACAAACCCACATGGGCGCAAGTTCAGGCTGAACTACAAGTTGTGTTGGCTGCGGATAATAAAACCGAAGCCAAGAAGCGTATCGCTACAACCGACTGGGCAGTACTGCCCGATGTTGGCATCTCAAACACTGCTGAGTTCGAGGCTTATCGTGCTGCGCTGCGTGAGTTGATTAAGAACCCGGTCGCCGAACCTGTGTGGCCTACTGAGCCTCAGCCTGTCTGGAGTTAAACATGGGAATCAAGATCGCCAATAACGCTTACGGTACGCTGAACGCCGGTATCACTTCGAGCGATACGACTATCGTATTGAACGCAGGTGAAGGTGCGAGGTTTCCGGCACTGAGTACTGGCGATTACTTCTTCGCCACGCTGATTGATACGACCAACAACCTTGAGGTTGTGAAGGTCACAGCACTGGCTACCGACACCATGACTGTTGTGCGTGGGCAAGATAGCACGACTGCCCGAGCCTTTAGCACCAACGACCGCTTTGAGTTGCGCCCTGTCGCAGCACTGTTTCAAGACCTGATTGACAATGCAGGTGGTGCAGGTGCTACGGGTGGCGGTACGGATGAGGCGTTCTTCGAGAATGACCAGACCATCACGACCAACTACACTCTGACGGCGAACAAGAACGCAATGTCAACCGGCCCCGTGACAATCAACTCGGGTGTAACTGTTACTGTACCTACGGGTGCAAGATGGGTGGTGATCTAACATGGCAATCGTAATTGACGGCACTGGAAGCATTACAGGACTAAGCGCAGGCGGTCTACCTGACGGCTCCATCACGGCTGCTGAACTGGCGGCTGGTGCTGCTCGCTCTAACTTCGGGGCAGGGGCTGTGTTGCAGGTGGTAAACACTATTAAAACC